GCGCGCCCCTCGGCCTCCATGAACAGCTTCATGAACTCGGTGCGCACGTCCGGGCCGAAGTCGGCGCGGCGCATGCCGTGCAGCAGCAGGACGACGTCCGCGCCCTGGTGGCCGACCTCGGCCACCCCGTTGGGCAGCGGCACGGCCCCGGTCATCTCGTAGGCGTCAGCCATCGATCTCGCCGTCTTCCAGCAGCGCGGTCAGCGCGTCCATGTCCCGGCACCGGGACAGGTGCTCGATGACGCGGGCGGCCTGCTGCTGATCCAGCTCCTTCGTGGACCCGACGTCGTCCAGGCCGGCCAGCCTGGCCGTGATGCGGAGCCGGGCGTCCCGGTCGTCGTCGCTGTAGCCGAGGCGGCTGAAGTGGGACTGGATGATCCCGACCTGGCCGCTGGCGATGGGCGGTGCTGGCCGGTCGTCGGGGACCTCTCCCGCGACTCGCTCAGCCGGGGGGGTGGGCTGAGGCTCCGGCGCTCGGGGCGCGGGGGTCGCGGGAGAGGCCGTCTTGGGGGTGGCCTGGCCGAGAATGTCGGCGGCCTTCAGCGGGCCGCTGGGCGCGGCCGGTTCGGTGGTCGTGTCGCCGGGCTCGTCTTCGAGTTCTTCGGCGCTGTAGGGCATACCCGCGATGACGTCGGCGAACTTCCGGCGGGCCAGCCGGGACGTGGCCCGGGCGTACAGCTTGTCCTGCGGGTAGCCGCCGAGGTCGATCTTGGCGGCGCGGGCCTGGGCGGCGGTGAACTCGACGACCGTCCACTCGGCCTCGCCCTTGCGGCGGCCGCGGACGACGGCCTTGGCGTCGGTGACTTCGCCGTCCTGCCAGTCGTGGCCCTGCGCCTGGATGAGGGCGCGCATCAGCAGGGCGGACAGCGCTGGCTTGCCCTTGATGACGTGGATGTTGGCCAGCCCGGTCATCGGCGGGACGTTCAGCTCACGGGCCGTCAGGATCGCGGCGGCGACCGCCGGGACCGACCCGCGCAGGCCGTCGGGCACGAACGGGCTGCTGGCGATCTTGCTGGCCAGGTCGGCCACCTGGCCGAGGATGGGCGCCCAGTCGTCGATCTGGCGCAGGGCGATCTCGGCGGCGGGGGGCTGGTAGACGGCGATGTCGGTCATGCGTAAACCTCCGTGCGTGCCGCCCACGGCGGCAGGGCGATCTGCTCGATGTCTTCGGAGTAGCCGGGCCAGTGCCCGGCCTCGGTGCAGTCGCGGAACCGCTCGATGGCGATGCGGTTTCGTTCGCGGCCGACTGCGCGGGCTTCGTCGTCGAGCTGGACGACGGTCACCAGGTAGGGCGGCTCTTTCTCCTGGAAGATGAAGACGAACGCGGGGTCGTCGGCCAGGCCGAGCGCGGTCGCGCCGTCGAGGTACCAGGCGTCCTGCATCGCGTAGCCGAAGTTGGCCACAGCCTTGGCGATCGACGCGGGGTCGGCCTTGGCGCAGGTCTTGTAGTCGGTGACGACGTACCGGCCCGGACCGGGGTTGGGTAGCTGGTCGACACGGCATCGGCGGTGAACGCCGGTGTCCTCGTCCACCCAGAACAGGGATCGTTCGGCGTTGCCCCGGCCGGGACCGACCAGGGCGTTGGCCACGGGATGCCGCAGGATCGCCTCGGCCATGGCCTGGACGCGGCTGAAGTCAGCCAGCAGCAGCGGGGTCGCACCGTCGGCGTAGGCCTCGGCCTTGGCTTCCTTTGCTGCCTTACTGCGCCAGTCCGGGGCGTCGACCAGGGCGATCTTCGGCCCAGCGCCGAGCACCATCTTGTGGGCGGCGGACCCGAAGTCGAACACGTCCTTGTGCTCCGGGTGGTCCTGCCGCCACCGGAACAGGGCCGGGCAGTTGGGCGGCAGCAGCAGCTTGGCGCCGGAGCAGGACAGGGCGTCCGTGGCGGCGAAGTAGTCGGCTTCCGGGATGTCATGCACGCCGGGTGCGAGCGTCACCACTGCCCCTCCCTATTCACGCTGGCCATATCTCCCGCCAGCACGTCCATGTCGCCTTCGGTCCACCGGGCGTGGCTGTGCCGTCCCCGGCACAGCCGGTGCCCGCAGTTGACCGGGCAGACGCACCAGGCCATCCCGGACGGGTCTGAGCAGGCGTCGCACCGTGCGGCGGCTTCGGTCTCGGTGAGCTCGATGACGCCGCGGGCGTTGCGCCACTGCTGCCGCATCCTGGGGACGTACAGGCCGAGGAGGATGGCGGCCAGGCCGCAGGCGTCCAGGAAGACGAGGTCGGCGATCACGCTGGCCTCCCGGTGTGCCAGGGGCAGCCGGTCGCGGTGGACCGGCGCTGCCAGTGCTTCGGGTGCCGGCTGCGCCAGAGCCACTTGCAGGTGCAGCTCGCGGGGACGTCACGGACGCGGAACCGGGCGGCGTCGGGATCGGTGATGGGCCGGGGCCGCTTCGGGCGCAGGCGGTGCTGTACGGCTTCACTGAGCTCTGGCTTGCCGTGCCAGACGTAGCCGGTGCGGCCGGGCATGCCGTTGCGGGGGCTGCCGAGGCTGGTGGCGGCGATCACAGGGCCAGCCGCCTTAGCTCGTGCAGCCCCAGGGACCGGCAGGGCTCCTCGCGGCACAGGGTGACGTCGGGGGCCTGGGACGGGTGGGCCTGGCGGTGGAGGCTAGCTATCGCCTGCCCGGCCGGGTCCGGCGCGGGCAGCGCCCGGCTGGTGGGGCTGGCCGCTGCAGCGTCGTCACCGCCGCCGCATTCGCTCTCGTGGTGCCAGCCGTCGTCGTGCAGGTCGTCGGGGTCGATGGTGACCTCGACCTCGGTGACGTAGCTGAACGCCTGGATGCGGGTCTTCGTCTTCACGGCACGCTCACCTCCAGCACGCTGCGCGTGTACCCGGCGGCGTTGTCCTGCCGGTGGGCGACCGCTTCGATGTGGTCCTGCAGGAGGTCCCACACCTTCTGGCCGTCCCAGTCGTCCGGGCCGAGCCCGGCCACACCCAGCGCGGTGCCGGGCTGGCAGGTGCATTCGACGGCGATACGGCGACGGGAACCCAGGCCGTGCAGGTGGGGCAGGTGGCGGACCGGGCGGGCGGTCGCGTGAAGGACGAGGGCCTTGCCGGGGGCGGTCATCCGAGCACCTGCTTGGCGTAGTCGGCCGCCAGGGCCGTGCGCTCCCGCTCGCTGAGCGGCACGCCCCGCAGCAGGGCCTCTACCTCGACGTCGAAGTAGCGCCGTGCGCCGCCGAGCGTGCGCGTGCTGGTGAGCCGGCCCACCTTGGCCCAGCGGGTCACTGTCTTGGGGTCGACCCGGAACATGGCGGCCACTTCGGCCGGGGTCAGCAGGTTGATCGTCTTCACCAGAACACCACCAGGAGAATCAGGCCGGCCAGGAGCAGCCCGGCGGCGGTTTCGAACGCGGCCAGGTAGTGGCCGTTGCCCGCGTAGGCGGGCGCGGAGGACGTGCGGATGAGGACGTGAGCGGCCCGCCTGGCTTGCCGGCGGGGCTGGGCGCGGTCCAGTTCGCGGGCGGCACGCTCGTTCCGGCGAATGAGCCGCTGCTTCCAGGTGAGGCGGTGACGGCCGGTGGCGCGGCGGGCCAGCGGGACGGCCAGGGCGGTCACTGTGCGGCCCGCCGTTCGGTGATGACCCGCTTCCACTCGGCGGTCAGGACGAAGATCTCGGCCCGCACGTCTTCGAACCGGTCCCGCGACGCCCACATGAAGCCGTGGTCAATGTCGGCGGAGGTCCCATACAGGTCGAGGATTCCCGTGGATAGCAGCCCATCGCTGTACGAGCCGTGGAGCTGACCGAGGGGGCATTTGCAGCTTGCCCCGATGTCCAGTTGGTTCGGATCGACACGCTTGTCCCAGCCGGGCTCCTGCTCGTCCAGGAACGCGGCCCCGGCTGCCACCCGCTCAGCGACGGTGCTCACTTCTCGCCGTCCGTCTGCTCGTCCTGCTCGCCCGGCCGGACGCAGACGATCCCCAGGGGGCCACCCGTCTGCTCGTCCAGGTCGGCCGCGATGGCGTGGCCGAGGGCCTCACCGTCCCGGCGCAGCTGCTCGGTGACGGCCCGGTCCGCGGCGGACTGCTCGTCGGCCAGTTCGGCGATGACGTCGAGCAGGGCCTTGATGACGCTCTGGGCCGCACCGAAGGCGTACCCGTACGGTCCGGCGGGAGTGTGGCCGTAGTTACCGGCGACGTCCCGGGCCTCGGCGTCGGCGATCTGCCGGGCCTCGTCCACGCGGCGTTGCTGCTGGCCGGTCAGTTGCGGCTTGCTGCGGTTCTGCACTGGTGCTCCCTATGCTGGTTGAGATTCCCGGCGCAGTGCTCCCCGCCGGGTGGGGCGTCCTGTGACAGCAGGGCGCCCCGTTCGTTTCAGGTGCTGACCTGCTCTGACGGCCGCCCGGCCGCGGCGCTCTCGATCACGGCGCTGTCGAACAGGTAGGCACCGTTCTTGCCGGGCAGCTTGCGCACGTAGGCCAGCTCGCCGTTCTCGGCCATGCGCTGAACGGTCCGGCCGCTCTTGCCCAGAACCGCACCGGCCTCGGTGCTGGTCATCAGTGCGTCATTGGTCATGGCGTCATCTTGCCCCATTGGCGCACGCCGGTCAAATGAAGCAGGGTAACGACTTTGTCACCTAGCGCCGCCTTGACGTACGTCGGTCATGCGACGCACAATGACGCGCGGAGGGCGTGCACCCGCGTGCGCTCGAAGAAGGCTGGGGAACGCATGACAGAACTGCCTGAGACGATGGGCGAGATCCCGGAGTGGACGCTCGGCTGGCGGCTTCAGCGCTCGCTCTCGCACGCCGGAATCGGCGTCGAGGAGATGGCCGACGAGATGGGCGTCAGCCGGTCTACAGTGGGTCGCTGGCTCAACGACCGCGGTGCCGCGCCGAAGGCCGCATACCTCAAGATGTGGGCATTGCGGACGGGGGTACCGTTCGCCTGGCTGGCCGATACGGACCCTACGGGCCGGGGGGGCTCGAAGATCAGCCGTGAAACCTCAAAAGCCCAGCGTGGCGGGGGGTTCATATCAGGTTTGAGTTCAGGGCTTCACTTGAGTAGAACCCTCCATCACGTGGCATAGCGGACAGTGACGGCTAAATAACCCCAATTACTTGTAGTTTGTAAACTTTCCTAAAGGGTCGGGCGTCGTCCAGATGTACGGAAGTGATCCCGGGGGGGTCATCCATGACAAATGGACGAGGATGTCTATGCCGATCTTCTCGGCGCAGGATGCTGCTCTCATCGCTGCGCACCTCAGGTACATGCACCTGCTCGGCCTGGCCGACAACACCATCTACAACCGGGCGCGCGCGCTGCGGCTGCTGGCGCGGAGTACCCCCGGTCCTTTAAGGGACGCCACCGACGATGATCTGATCCGGTGGCGCCTGTCCCTGACCGTGACCAACGACACGATCGCCGGGTACGTCTCGCACATCCGCAGTTTCTACCGCTGGATGATGCAGGAGGGGCAGCGGGAAGACGACCCGACCGCCCGGGTCCCGGTGCCGAAGACCGGGCGGCGCCTGCCCCGCCCGATCAGCGACGAGGACCTGGCGTACGCGGTCGCCACCGCCGACGCCCGCATACGGCCCTGGCTCGTCCTGGCCGCCTGGTGCGGCCTGCGGGCCAAGGAGATCGCCTTGCTGCGGTGGGAGAACGTGCTCGCCAACGCCGAGCCGCCGGTGCTGCTGGTCGCCGCTGACGCCACGAAGGGCATCCGGGAGCGGACGATCCCGCTGCACGAGTTCGCCGCGGCCGAGCTGGCCGCGCTGCCCGGCCGGCACATGGGGTATGTGTTCCGCCGCCACGACGGGCACCCGGGCCCGAACAAGCCGTGGCTGGTGTCCCAGCTCGCCAACGAGCACCTGCACGAGTGCGGGTCGGTCTCCACGCTGCACAAGCTGAGGCACTGGTTCGGGACGAACACCTACCGGGCCAAGCACGACCTTCGCGTCGTCCAGGAGCTGATGGGCCACGCCTACCCGCACACCACCGCCGGATACGCCGCGTTCGACAACGTGGAGGCCGTCGAGACGGTCCGGGCGCTGCCGGTGCCGACGGCGCTGCGGCCGGTCCGGGGCCGCAAGAAGAGCGGGTAACGGAGTCCTTGCTATGGCAAGCCATGGCGACACACCTGCCCGGGCAGTAGCGGCGTGCCGCTGCCCTTCCGAGCCGCAAGGACCCCCGCCGCTAGGGACGGCGGGGGTCCTTGCTCACGAACACGCCACGGCCGGGCACCGTGTAGACCAGGCCCTCGTCTTTCAGGACCCGGACGGCGCGCTGAACGGTGTTCAGGGCGAGCCCGGTCTCCTCGGTGAGGGCGGTCAGGGACGGAAGTTTCGAGGTCAGGTCGCCGTCCCTGATCCGTTGTCTCAGATAGCTCGCTAGCTGCAGGTATGGGTGTTCTGGTGAGTCGGGATCGATGATCATCGGGGCAAGTTAGCGCACCCGCCCATGGCGTGACTACGCAAGGTAACCCTTGCCATAGTCAGCTATAGTCGTACGCTGGTCACGTGGACATCACGCCGGCTGACGCCCGGGCGCTCATGGATGACGCACTGGCGATCGGCCTGGCGGAGGTCCGCGCCCGGCATGGCGACCGGTGGGAGATCGGCCGGAACGACGGCGCCCCCGGCTGGTGCGCTACCCGGGTCACCAGCGGAGCGCAGCACTATGTGACTGCTCGAACGCTCGATGACCTGGACCGGGAACTGAACGTCTTACCAACTGAATAGGCGGGCCGCGGGGTGGTGGAACACGCCCGCGGCCCTTGACCCCAACCTGAGCTAGCAGGAAGAGGCCCACCGTGAACTCTAAAGACGACGCGCCCGGCGCGTCCAGACTGACCCACACCCAGCGGATGACGCTGGAGCGGGCCCGCAAGGTCGCGAACTCCGACGCCCACCAGCTGGCCCAGCCGCAGGACTTCCCCAAGGGCGATGCGTTCGTGTTCGCGGTCGCGTTCGGCGAAGCCCGGGCCACCGTCCGGCATCTGCTCGACCTCATTGACGAGATGGCCGGCGGGGCGTCGTGAACGCCCCCCGCCGCTGGCCGCTGTTCTTCATCGCCTCCCCCGCGGCCGTGGCCATCTGGTCCGGCTGGGTCGGCCTGGGCGAGCTGTGCGGCTTCGGCCTCGTCCAGCCGCTGCCCGGCATCGTCGCCTGGCATCTCAACACGGCGATCACGCTGCCGGTCGGTGTCGAGGCGTACGGGGCGTTCGCGCTCGGCGCGTGGCTGCACGGCGGCACCCCGGCCCGGGCCCGCACGTTCGCCCGCCGGTCCGCTATCGGCGCCCTCGTGCTCGGCATGCTCGGGCAGATCATCTTCCACCTGCTGACCGCGGCGGGCCGTACCCGGGCCCCGTGGCCGGTGGTCGTGCTGGTCGCCTGCCTGCCGGTCGTCACCCTCGGATTCGGGGCCGCGCTGACGCACCTGCTGCGCGCCCTACCTGACGGCGACCGGCCCGGGCCCGGCGAGGACGCGGCCCTACCTGAGCCCAGCCCGGCCGCGCCGGACCGGCCGGAGCCCGACGCGCCCGTCGACAAGCTGCTCGACTGGCTGAGCACCGGGGACAGTGACGAGGTAGGGCTACCCGAGCTGCACCGGCAGGCGAGTACGGAGTTCGCCGCCGACCTGCTGGCCGGGCGGACACCCGGCATCGAGGCGATCAAGACGCGACTCCACGTCGGCCAGGACAAGGCCACTGAGGTAAGGGCCTATCTGCGGTCGCTGGTGCCAGGTACGGACGGTGCGTCATGAGTGACCGCATCCTGAACGCGACCGCCGGTGCGCCGCTCAGCGGCCGGCTGTCGGAGCTGCGCAAGGTCCGCCACCACAACGCTGCCGCGATGAGCGGCCGCCGCCCGCCGCAGGACAGCAAGGTGACCCGCGGCGACCAGAGGGGGCCGGGCCGGTGACCGCGCTGCTCAAGCTGCTCGCCTTTGTCCTGGCCGTCGCCGCGGTCCCGGCCCGGGCCACCGTGGCCGGCCTGACCTTCAATGTCCCGCTGCTCGCCGTCATCGTCCTGGCCGCGGCCGCTACGGCGGGGCTGTGGCTGGCCGTCCGGCATGTTCTCCGCTACCCGCTTCGCCCCGCTGACTGGAGGTGGGCCTGATGGCCGACGCCGAGATCGTCCCGTTCCCCGACAAGTCCGACCAGGACGCGCCCGAGAAGTTCGACACGAGCTACGAGGTGGCGATCGACCAGGCGCCGGATGCCGACGTCGCGCCTGTGCACGACGGTGAGGCGGTCGCCCGCCTGCCGTTCGACGGTGAGCGCCGCTCGATCATCCCGGCCCCGCTCCAGTCGGCGGCCGTGGCCCGGGCCGAAGCGGCCCGGCTGGCCACCACGGCCGGCCACCACGCCGCCTTCCACGGGCTGCGGGCACCCTGGTACCTGGCCAAGACGCTCGGCTGGGCCGCGTATGGCCTGGTCGTCACGGCCGGGAACCTGGCCGCGTGGCTGTCGGTGGCTGACCACACCCCGCTGCGGTCCCAGGCCGTCATCAACGGTGACAGCCGCGAGTACCGGGCCCTGGCCACCGCGGCGAAGAAGCAGCGGGACGAGCGGCGGGCCATCGCCACGATCGCCCTGGTCGTTCTGTGCGTGCTGGTGGGCGTGTTCCTGCGGTACTCCCCGGACAAGCTGCTGATCGCCATCGCCGCCGCAGTGGTGGCCGTCGTGATGCTGGCCCGGGCCGGCCGGCCCGCGGACCGGCCGATCATCACCCCGTCGATGATCACGCCGCGGTTCCGGGTGATCAGCGCCGACGTGGTCCTGCGGGCCTACTACGCCGCTGGCCTGGGCGATCCGGAGAAGGATGGCCAGCAGGTCACGTTCGGCTCTCCGATGAGCCGGGACGGCGAGGGCTCCCGGGTGGCGATCGACCTGCCCTACGGCAAGGGCCTCGACGACGCGACGAAGGCCAAGCCCGCGCTGGCGTCCGGCCTGGACGTCTCGCTGTCCCAGGTGTTCCTGCATCGCGACCCGACCAGCTACCGGCGCCACACCCTGTGGGTCGCCGACCGTGACCCGCTGGCCGTGCCGGTCGGCCGGACACCGCTGCTGAAGTGCACCGCGACCGATATCTGGAAGCCCGCGCCGTTCGGCCTGGACGAGCGCGGCCAGCTGGTCACCGTGCCGCTGCTGTGGCAGTCGATCCTGGTCTCGGCGCTGCCCCGGCAGGGCAAGACGTTCTCGGCCCGCCAGCTGGCCCTGTACGCGGCCCTGGACCCGCACGTGAAGCTGGACGTGTTCGACTTCAAGGGCTCCCCGGACTGGCGGAAGTTCGCGCTGGTCGCGGACTCGTGCGGCTTCGGCCTGACCCGGACCCGCGACGGTGACCCGCTGGAGATCTTCGGCAACACGCTGGAGGCCATCAAGGCCGACGTCCAGGACCGCAACCACCGGCTGTCCGAGCTGCCGTCCACGATCTGCCCCGAAGGGAAGCTGACCAGGGAGATCGCCCGCGACCCCCGGTACCGGATGCCGGTCCGACTGCTGGTCATGGACGAGTTTCAGGAGGTCTACGACCTGGGCGACGCCAGCAAGACGGTCGCCTCGCTGCTCACCCACCTGGTGAAGATCGGGCCGAGCGTCGGCATCATCCTGCTCGACTCAACGCAGCGGCCATCGGGTGTCGGGTCGGGGCAGGTGGGCCAGCAGTTCACCAGCTTCCGCGACAACCACCAGATCAAGTTCGGCCTGCGCACCTCGTCGTGGCAGGTGTCGGAGCTGTGCCTGGGTGCCGGAGCGTACAGCGAGGGCCTGGACACCTCGACGCTGCTGCCGGAGTACAAGGGTGTCGGCATCCTGCGCGGGGCCACGGACAAGTCCCCGACGGTGCGCACCTACCTGGCCGACGGCCGGGACGCGGAGAAGATCCTGACCGCGGCCCGGGCGCTGCGGAGCAAGGCCGGGACGCTGGCCGGGATGGCGCTGGGCCAGGAGGCCGAGCAGGACGACCGGGACGTCCTGGCTGACGTGCTGCGGGTGTTCGGCGATGACGCTGGGCTCCAGTGGCCGCAGCTGGCCGGGCGGCTCCAGGCGCAGATTCCGGAGCGCTGGGCCGAGACGAACCCGGGCGCCGTGTCGGCCGAGTGCCGGGCGCTGGGCGTGCCCAGCGTGGACGTGAAGGCGTTCGGTCGCGCCGTGAAGGGGTGCCGCCGCGCGGACGTCCTGAAGGCAGCAGAGCAGTGAGCGCGCCGATTCGGCCGCGACCCGCGACCTCGCAGGTCAGCGCGGTGGCTCAGGTCGCGGCAGGTCGCGGCAAACACCATTTGTGCAGGTCAGCGCCGGTCGCGCAGCCGCGACCTGGAATCGTCTGCCGCGACCCGGAGGTGACTCCGTGGCGAAGCTGATCGACCTGTCCAAGCCGGCCAGGAAGAAGCCGAAGCTGAAGACCCGCGTCCGGCGGCGGGCCCAGCGGGCGACGAGCCGCCGGTGCGGCACGTGCGGCAAGCGGTACACCAACCCGCTGACCCACACGTGCACGGTCAAGACCGACTTCAGGAAGCGCCAGCGCGCGGCCGAGCGGCAGAAGGCGGCCGCGGCCCGCCGGGCCAAGGCGGCCGAGAAGCGGCAGCGGGAACGCGAGCGGAAGGCGGCGACCCGGGCCCGGCAGCGGGAGAAGGCCAAGGCCCGGCGCAAGGCGGCGGCCGACCGGCGGAAGGCTGCCGCGGCCCAGCGCCGCCAGAAGGCCCGGCCCGCGCCGAAACAGCGCGCCCCGCAGCACGACTACCGGTCATGCAACGACGAGGACTGCCGCCGCGCGGCCTGCGCGGCGTTCAAAGAGGGCATCGAGGCGTGCCCGCTGGAGCACGTGTGAGGCGGACATGATCGAGACCATCGGGCTGGCTCTGCTGGCCGTAGGCGGGTGGGCCGGGTCGCTGTACCTGTGGCCGTTCGCGAAGTGCCGCCGCTGCGAGGGCACCGGCCGGAACCCGGGCAGCAACAGCAGCCGGTGGGGTCAGTGCCGACGCTGCCGGGGTGCTGGCAACCGGCGCCGTCTCGGCGCGAAGACGATCCACCGCGGCGCGGTCTCGCTCCAGGAGCGGGCCAAGAGGAGGCAACGATGAGCGGATGCCCGGGCCTGCACTGCCCTGGCTGCGGCGACGGCAAGGTGCTGGCCACGCTCGGCACGCTGGGCGGGGCGGCGCTGGCGGTGTGGCTGGTGCTTGCCTATGAGCTGATCGTCGGCCTGATGGTCGGCCTGGCCGTGGTGGTGGCGGTCGGCGTGCTGGTGTGGATGGCCCGCAACGGCGCCCAGGTGGCCACCGGGGGCCGGCCGATGTACCTGGCCGGGCCGGAGCGCCCGGCGCTAACCGGCCGGCCGGTCCAGGCGATCGAGGTCCCGCGCGAGCTCCACATCCACCTGCACGGCACTCCGGCCGAGCAGGCAGAGCAGTTGGCCGCGCTCCAGCGTGGCAGCGAGAGGAGGTGATGACCATGTGGCGTAAGTCCTCGTACAGCTTTTCGAACGGCAACTGTGTGGAGGTGGCCGGCTGGCGGAAGGCCTCGGCCAGCTCGTTCCAGAGCAACTGCGTTGAGGCCGGGAACGGCCCGGCCGTGGTGGCGGTGCGGGACAGCAAGGACCCGGCTGGGCCGGTGCTGGCGTTCAGCCCGGCGCAGTGGCGGGCGTTCATTACCAGGAAGTAACCAACGGAAGGACAGGACGATGGCACTCCGGAAATCCCAGGTGGACAAAGTGGTCAAGCTGGCCAAGCAGACCGGCCAGCAGGACCCCGAACAGGCGAAGAAGACGGCCAACCTGCTGCGGTCCGCCTACCGCAACTGCAGCCCCGAAGAGGAGGCCGCGGCCGACCGGATCATCTTCGGGGGGTGACGGCCCCGAGGCCGCGCGTCTCGCACGTGCGGCCGATCGGGCAGTCAGCACAGGGCTGGCCCCGGGCGAAAGGACAGGACCATGGGCAAGAAGGACAACCAGATCTCTGACTCCGCGAAGCGCGAGATCGAGAAGTGGGCGTTCAAGCGGGCCGCTGAGAAGGACGCCAAGGACGGCCTCAACCGCGTCAACTTCATGCTCGACCAGAAGAACGACGCCAAGAAGAAGAAGTAGCCAGGCCATGAAGGTCACGATCAACGGCAAGCCGGTCGAGCAGGCCGACGGCGAAGACGAGAGCGGCAACCAGATCGCGGTCGGCAACGTCGTCGGCGGCGACCTCATCCAGAACAAGGGCAAGTAGCTGACCGGCCAGTAGGGCACCCGGCCCAGCCATGGAGGCCGGGTGCCCGGCTGGCCGCTTAGATCGCCGAGTTGAAGCCGCGCCGCTTGCGGGGCACGCTGACGGTGCCGTCCTGGTTCATGTGGGCGAGGACTTCGCCGATGGTGGGCAGGGCGGCGAGCTGGGTGAGGGTGAGGCCGCTCAGGTCGGGGAGCGGCGAGGGGATGACGTCGGTGGCCATAGGGCCATTATCTCAGGGAGGATGAGGGGCATGGACGACACGATTTGGCCGGGCTGGCGGAACAATCTGCGGCCCGATGGATACGCCGAGCACAGGAGCTATCAGGGTGTGCTGCGCCACAGCAGCGAGGTGCGGTGGGCGTGCCCGCACAAGCACACCGGCACCAAGGAGGCCGTGGCGTGTGCGGAGGAGCACAAGCGGTTGTCGCTACGCATCCCTACTGGCTCTTCGGCATCCGGCAGAAGCTGAGCAGCCCAGCCGCATGCAGAAAGCCCCCGCCACCCTGAACGGGTGACGGGGGCTTCTGTGTCCCGTGGCGTACGGCCGGGGCCACGCCGCTGCGGTGCCGATCTCCGCTACCTGGCAGTCAAGAATGAGTGCGGGTTAGGCTGCCGCCCGGGCCATTTATGTCGTCCGCTCCGGCCGTGCACAGCCTCGGCGTCCAGCTACCGCACTGCGAAGTGCGAGCACCTTCCCGCTGGCTCAGCGTAGCAACTACACGTCCAGCAGCGCCGCGTACGTGAGCGGCCCCACGACCCCGTCAGCGCTCAGATGTGCGCTGCCCTGGAACCGCTTCAGCGTCGTCTCCGTGGCCGGCCCGAACACGCCGTCGAGGGTGAGGCTGCAGCCCCGGGCCAGCAGCAGGCCCTGGACGGTCCGGACGGCCGGGCCGTAGTTGGGCTGCTTCACTTCGGGGAGTGCGTTCATGATCGTCTCCTGCCACGAGGATGAGGTGGGGGGCGTGGGGGCGTGGGCGCCGAAGAAGTCAGCGGACAGCAGCGAGGCGTCGATGCGGGTCCCGCCGACGCCGGGCGCGGAATCGGTCCACTGGGTGCCGTCCATGGCCACGCTGGTCAGGCGGCAGGTGGCGGGCCCGCAGATGTGACGGCCGCCGCCGTAGTGGGCGGACAGCAGGCGCACCTCGGCCCGGGCTATCCCCCGGGCGATCAGCGCCTCCAGGACGCCGCCCATCGCCGACGCGCTCGCGTACACGACCGGCAGCACCGCGCCAGCGGCGAGCCTGCCGTGCGCCCAGGCCGCCGCGGTCGCCGGGCTCAGGTCGCCCGGTTCCCGGTCGCAGCCGTCGGCCACGGCGTTGCCGCCGAGCACGGTCAGGGTGAGGATGCGGGAGCCGGGGAACCGCCGCTTCAGGGCGGCCGCCGTGGGCCAGTGGCCATCGACGTAGCCGAGGTAGGCGTCATATCCGGCGGGCAGGTTGGTGGGGGTGATCGAATCGGCCATGGTCAGGGTCATGGCTTTCCCTTCATGATCATCGGGCATCCGGTGGCCGCGTACACCTGCTGGAACGCCTGCTGCAGGTTCGCGCCATAGGTGGCCCCGGAGTCGCCGTGGGTGCCCTTGACCCGGGCGAGGTGCTGCAGCGCCATGCACACCGGGATCGCGGCCTTGGCCTGGGTGGCGCGCTGATGAGAGTTCTGCCAGCCGATGAAACCGACGGTGAACAGGATGCTGGTGGCCGCGAGGACCACGGACAGGGCGAACAGCCAGACGATGGCGCGGCGGACATTGCGGGGCATCCCCGCCTCGCCGGTCGCCCCGGTCGCCCCGGTCTCGCCCTGCGGGCCGCGCTCCTCACTCACCAGTGCCCACCTCCGGAAGCGCAGATGGCGTCGGCGACGGCGGCGAGGGTGGCTCCGATGGCGATGAGGATGAGCCAGGACCGGACACGGTCGCGCCGAGCACCGTCTTGACGTGGGCTGCGGCTGTCGGGGTGAGCATGCCGAGGCCCACTGCCAGCAGGACGTCCGACGGGGTACGGCCCGCCGCCGCCCACAGCAGCAACTGAGACCAGACGATCGCGAGTCCCGTACCGGTGATCCCGATGTCCCTCAGCGTTGGCCATGCCGGCACGTCACCCTTCCTTCTCGCACTGAGTCAGGGCGAACACGGGGTCTGGGTGTCCTCTCTGCGGCCGGGCGCGGCGGGGTGCCGCCCGCCCGTGTGATCTCCCTGCTGGTCAGGGCGCAGCCGGTGCCGTGTTCTGCCGGGCGATGCGGTTGTACAGGTCGGCCGGGGAGACCAGGTTCGGGTATTTCAGCCCGGCCGTCAGGTCGATCTTGGCGAAGGCGTATTCGTCGGCGACGTCGGCGGAGCACACCCGCCACTCGTCGCGGCGGAACACGGGGTCGAGCTGTTTGCCGGTCTTCAGGCCGAGCACCTCCAGCGCGAACCCGATGTAGGCGGCGTAGTCGTACGGGGTGCCGACGAGGGCGTGGGCCCGGGCGACGATCGCGGTCCTCTGGGCGTCGGTGAGCGGGTCGTCCAGGTTCCACACGGCGTCGCTGTGGGATGAGGCCGGGGCCAGCCGGGTCGCTGGCGGCGCACCCTCGACGATCATGCCGTCGCCGACGTAGACGAAGGCGTGCCCGGCCCAGGACTCGGTGGCGTGCCGGATGAGCTCGCCGACCATCCCGGAGCCGTGGGAGACGCCGTAGTTGCCGGGCTTCAGGGTGGCGGGGAGGGTCATCACATTCCCGCCCCTTCAGGCGCTGGCGTCTGCGGTGTCTTGGTGATGAGGCCCAGCACGTACTGGCCGGCCTCCCAGTCGCTGTGGCTGGCCGTGTGGGCTCCGGCCGCGCCGCGGTGATGCCACGCGCACAGCCACCGGAAGTTCGCTTCGGTCTCGATCCACGCGCCGACCTGGTCCGGATCGGAGATTCCCGGATAGTCCCGCTCGAGCGCGGCCAGGGACACGCCGTTCTGCAAGCTGAACTCGACGTGGGCGTGATGCAGCTCGAGCCCCGGCTGCTGGCCGCCGCTGGCCGGTGGCGGGCAGGGCCGCATCTGGGCGTCCATGCAGTCGCCGAAGCCGATGCGCTCGCCGATGTAGCAGCGGGCGGTGGCCCGGTGGGCCTTGTGGTAGGCGTTGAAGTCCACGTAGTGCGGGTCGGCGGTCCTGGCCGGGTGGGGCGGGAAGTGCATCAGGTAGTGATGCGACTGGCCCGCCGCGTGCGCGGCCACGGCCGCGTCCTCGGTCATCAGGGGCCTGCCTGCGGCGGCACGGGCGCAGCTGGCGCATCCTTGGTGCTGGGGCTGGCCAGCGTGACGCTGTCCTGGCCGATGCTCAGCGGGACCAAAGGAGACGGCCGGTTCGTGTGCTTGGCCAGGTAGCCCGCGGCGAACGTGATGACGGCGGGCACGATCACGTACACCCAGGACGCCACCACGTCAGGGACGGTGCCCTTGAATATGTATCGGCCCAATGCCCACAGGGCTAGCCCTGCCAGGGCGGCCGCGGCGGATGAGGCCTTGACCTTGGTTTCGACCGGCGTGGCCATGCTGGCCTCCTGTGGTGAGACGATGCGGGAATGGATGAGGCGACGTGCGCGGCTGAATTCATCCCGCGCGACCCGGTGTATTGCCCGAAGTGCACGTGCGATCAGGGACGCGGCCACGCCGCTCACCACCACTGTCCGGACTGTGATGTCTGGTACACGCTGAGCAGCGATACCGCGGCGGTCTAGAGATCCACGTGACCGATGATCGACCAGCCGTCCGTCTTGTAGATGACGCCCCCGGCCGGGGCCGGTGACCACTGGTAGGTGCCGTCCGGCTGCACGGTGACCGCGCGGGCCACCATCGTCTGCCCGGTCGCATTACTGGCCAGCACGTCACCGGCGGAGACGGTCACGAACTCGGTGACGACCGTCACCGGGATCTGATCGGCGGGGCTGGTCAGCTGTCCCGACAGGGCCCCGCTGGAGTCCATGAGGGCGCTCCCGCCCGCCGCGCTGGCCGGGCCGAACAGCGACAGGTGCGTGCCCGCGGAGTCGATCGCCGTGACCTGGGCGACGAACATGAACGCCTGCCCGGCGCCCAGGTCAGCCAGGGTCGTCACGACACCCGGATCAGGGACAGCGTCGACTGGGCGTGGATCGTCGTCGCCGTCCCCGACGAGGTGTTCTGCGCCCACTGCAGGCTCAGGCTGCCCGGTGTGGAGCCGACGATCAGGCTGCCCGTCATGGTCATGCCGCGCAGGTTCCCGGCCCCGTTCGTGCCCGCCGCCAGGATCCCGGTCATGACCGTGGACCCGGCCACGGTGGTGCCGATCGACACGTTCAGCGTCGAGGTCGCGTTCGTGTAGACGGGGTTGTACCGCAGCAGCGCCCCGGTCGGCAGGACCCACACCCACTTCAGGTCACCGTTGGTGGGGGTGTTGCCCTCGTAGTTCAGGTAGCAGCTGAAGATGTAGGAGGCGTTGGCCACGATCGGCACGGTCAGGTCATTGTCGAACTGCAGGGTCGTGGAGCTGGTCACCGACTCGTCAGCCTGCTTGACCACGCTCTGCGCGACGAACCAGCTGTTCACGTCGGACGCGGAAAGAACCTGCCCGACAGACCAGGTAGGTGGCACGAGGGTTACTCCTCAGTAGGTGAGCGCGTTGAAGTTGAGGCGGCCCAGCGACGTGTTGTCCAAGGTCAGGAAGCTGCCGTATTTGGAGGCGTCCTGCAGCGTCCACGTCGTCAGCCACGACGACGCCACCGAGTCCCAGGCGTGGGTGATCCCGGTGATGAAACAGTCCTTGCTGATCGGCGTGGTCACCGACGCGGGCCGGTGCCACACCTGGATCCGGTCGCCGATCTCCCGGCCCAGCACCTGCGGCCACAGATTCTGCGGGTCGGCGGCCGGGTCGATCGACAGCGACTCGAACCGGTCCTCGCCGCTCTTGGCGATGTACAGCACCCACTGCGCCCAGTTCAGGGCGTCCGAGTCGGCCAGCAGGATCAGGTCCGTGCGGGCGTACGTGCGGGGGAACAGGTATTTGATGATCGACGCGGTGTCCTGCACTTCCTGCAGCGTCCCGCCGGCACAGGTGGCCTGGACGTCGTTGGCGATCGTCGTGTCGTCGCTGGCCCGGTCGATCTCCTCGCACGCCAGCTCGGTGCCCGCCGAGTGACTCGTGCCGGGCAGGTCCCCGAACACGGCCTGGACGCTGGCTGAGCGGGTGTCGGTGAGGATCGACTGCCGCCCCCGGAACGTGACCGCGCCGGAGCCGCTCACGTACAGCTGGCCGATCTCGGAGTCCACGGCGATCTGCATCAGGGACAGGGCGTCAGCGCCGAGCGTGGTGCCCTGCAGCGTGGAGTTCCCGGCCCCGACGTCGAGCCATTCGCCGGAGGTGTACCAGCCGGACCGGGTCAGGATGTCACTGACCCGCTCACCGGTGGTCGCGCCGATCCCCTCGGCCGCGGTCGTGGCCAGCGTGACCCCGGCGAGCACCTTGAACGCATCCGTGGCGGGCAAGGTGAGCTCGGTGTAGCCGCCTTCGTAGGTGACGGCGGCGGGCAGCCACCCGTCGGCGAACCCCAGGTACAGCGGGTAGGCCAGCCCCGCGAAGTTGGCCCGGACCCGGATCGGGACCATCGCGGTCAGCTGGGTCACCCCGGCGACCACGTACGGCCCGGACAGGTTGTCCGGGTCGAAGCGGCCGTCGGAGTTGTCCAGGACGATCGAGACCGTGCCCGCCTGGTAGTTCCACAGCGGCCCCATCAGCCGCGACGACGGCCGGGTGACCGTGAAGCCGATCACCCACTGGGAGATGTCCGCCCAGCCGATCGACGTGCCCAGCGTGGCCGTGTCCAGCTTCCCGTTCACGGCGTCGGAGAGGCGCAGGACCGTGCTGGCCTGCCCGGTCGGCGAGTCCGGCTCAACACCCGCCTCGACGATGATCTGCGGCAGGACCGGCAGCGACGTCACCGGGGGGTCACGCCCTGCGGGTAGAGGCGGCCGCCGCTCTTGATGTGGGTGGTGACCAGTTCGGCGATCTGCCGCCCGGCCTCACGCGGGTTCACGGTCGGCGGCACGGTGACGTTGATGTTGTAGACGTCCCCGCCAGCCCGGGCCCGGTTCGCGGGCACCACCTGCTCGCCGCCGCGGAAGTGCATCAGCTCCGGGCCGCGCTCACCGACCCACGCCCAGCCGGGCGCCGCTGACGTGGTGCCGGAGGCGTACCAGTTGAAGGCCCGCTCGTGCGCCTCGGCGGCGGCCGGGGAGCCATACCGGCCCCGGATGTAGTTCAGGCCCCAGATCACCTGGTTGGCGTAGTCGCCGAGGTTGAACGGGTGGCCCTTGCCGAGCGCCTGGGGGATGCCGTAGGCACCCGAGGACGGGTTGACGGCGTTGGCGTTCCAGCCGGACTCCTGGTTCCACAGGGCGATCAGCGGGCCCATCTGCGCCTGGGACCAGCCGTACTGCGCCAGCAGCGAGGAGGCGTACCGCTGCGCCGCAGCCGCCGAACCGGACTTGGCCGCGACCCCGTTCGCGACCCCGCTGGCGGCGCTCTGGGCTTTGTGGGCGTGGTCCTTGATGCCGTTGGCCAGGCCGTCCATGAGGGACTTGCCGCCCTCGTACATGACCCGGGACGGGGAGAACCAGCCCCAGATCTTCTTGAAGACCCCGACGACGCCCTTGGCGAAGCCGGACAGCCAGTTGCCGATGCCGCCCGCCCCGGCCTTCATGCCCTTCCACAGGTCGGTCAGGGCGGTGTCGCCGATACTCCACAGTCTTGAGCCGAGCGAGCCCAGCGCCGACCCGGCCCGGCCCGGCAGCGTCGCTATCCAGTGCACGACGTCGCCGACGCCGCGAGAGACCCGGCCGACCGTGTTGTTCCAGGTCGTGTCCCAGGACGCGGCGATGTCGTGGCGGGTCACGTCGAACCAGTGGGACACGTTGTGCTGCCAGCCGCCCAGGATCTTCAGCGTGTCAGATGAGCCCCGGTTCAGGCGGCCGACGGTGTTGTTCCACGTCAGGTCCCAGATGCTGGAGGTGTCGTGGCGGATGCCGTCATACACGCCGGAAAGCGTGTGCCGCAGGTGATCAGCCGCGCCGACAACCGAATTCTGTATCCGGACCTGAACGCCGCCGATGTCGTTGGCGACAACATCCCACCAGTGGGTGATGTCTTTCGCCCAGCTGCCGTTGTAGCCGAGGTCGGCAGCCTTCGGGGCCAGCAGGCTGCCGCCGCCCTTCTTGTCCTTGATCTGGGACAGGCCGGTGAGCGCCGCGACGGTCAGCGTGACCGGCAGGATCAGGGACGTGGCCCCGCCGAGCACCGCCTCGCCCAGCTTGGTCTTAGCGAACGCGCCGTCCTTGCTGACGAGCTTCATCCCGACGTCGAAGACGCCGACCTTCTTCAGGATCAGCAGCGTCGCCGCCACATCGACCAGCGGCTTGGCCAGGCCCGGCGGCAGCTTCGCGATCGCCGCGAAAAACCCCGACACGATGTTCAGCTCGGTCACCGACGCCGGGCCCAGCCCGGGCGACAGGGCCTTCAGCGCCCCGCCGATGTTCTTCAGCAGCCCCGTGACCGCCGGGCTGTTCGTCTTGAACCAGCCCAGGAACGCGGTGATATCGTCGCTGGCCTTCTTGCTCGCCGACCACTTCACGAACGCGTCCGCCCACTTGGTCAGCTCACCCGACGCCCCGTGAATCAGCGGCGTGAACTGGGGCAGCAGGAACGTCACCCCGGTCAGGAAATCGATCAGGGCGTTCCCGCCCGCCTTCGTCGCCGCCGCGCCGGTCGTGCCGATCCAGGCCATGAACGACCGCATCGTCGACGAATCCATCAGCGTCGCGAACTGGGTGCCCAGCTCGTGCACCACCGGGGCCATCGGCTTCAGGATCGAGCCCAGCTCACCGATCCCGGTCGTGATGCCCTTCAGCCACGGCTGCAGCGACCCGGCGATCAGCGGCGTCACCGACGTCTTGAACTTGCCCCACTGGTCAGAGATACCGCCGAGCTGCTTCGACAGCTGGATCTGGGCGGGCGACATGCCCGCATACGCCTTCATGATCGCGAGCTGCTCGGCCTTGTACGCCGTGGCCTGCTTGGTGCCGTGCTCGATCGCCACGTTGTAGGCGTCCTGAGCCTTCTGGACCGCTGTCGTGGCCGTGGCCGCCTGGGACAGCACCGACTTGGCCACCGCCCCGTACGCGGCCAGCGCGGCCCCGCCGGCCAGGGCCGCGCCGCCCGCGCCGATCGCGGCGCCCGCGGCCACCCCGCCGACACTGGCGGCGATCGGGGCGGCCAGCAGCGCCGGGCCAGCGATCCCGGGGTTGAGGCTCAGCCCCTTCATGCTGTCCTTGAGGCCCTTGTTCTTCGCCGCGGCCTCGTCGGCGGCCCGGCCGGACTGCTTCTTGGCCTCGGTTTCCTTCTTCAGCGCCAGTTCAGCCTCAAGCGCCCCGTCCCGGAGCCCGTGCTCGGCCTCGGTGAGAATGTCCTCAGCCTTAGCCAGCGAGATGGAAGCATCGATGCTGGCCCGCTGGGCTTTCATCTGCCGCTGCAAGGCCTCATCCAGGACCACCGCCTGCTTGGCGGCGATGTCCATCTTGCCACCCATGTCCTTGGCGGCCGCCCCGACGGTCGTGAACGCACGGGAACCCCGGTCGTTCCCGATGATGTCAAACCGGAGGGTCTCGTCAGCCATGCCCGGCGACCTCCGCGGCTGTCTCTGTGATCGCCTTCAGCACGTGCTCCCGGATGTCCGGTGCGGCGTCCCGGCACGGGTCGGTGAAGAACCCCGGCCGCATGCCGCCCGTCTGGTTGTTCTTCCAGGTCCAGTGACTGCGCGGCCCCCGGGCGAACACCGGGTGGTTGATGAGCCCCAGGTCGAGGTGAGCCACCTTGCGGCGGCGCTCACGCCGCGTCCGGGCGCTGATCGACACGCGAGGACTGCCCGAGAGGATCTGCTGCACACTGACGGAAAGGTCCGGGGCCAGCACCGTCACGTAGTGGTCCGGCAGGTAGGCGTTCAGGTGCGCCGGATCGGTGATCTTCTTAGCGATCGGCTTCGCGGCCTCGACGAGCTGCTTCCGCAGCGCCTTGCGGAACCCCTTGCCCTCCTCACCCGCGTCCTTCAGCCGCGCCGCCAGGTCCCGCAGCTCAGCCCGTCCCGGCCCGTCGATCGACACAGCGCCTCCCCTACGGTTCGGGGACCGCGCGGGCGGCCCTGTGGCTCCTGATGCCGGACAGCAGATGCGCGAAATCCACCAGGGCCAGCGAGTTGACCTGCTGGGGTGGCACCGAGCAGTAGTGGGCCAGGTCGAACAGGGACCGGGCGCGGGTCAGCGCGAGATCTCGCCCGAGGATTGCAGCAAGTTCACGGGGGACGAAACCGCCGGTGACGTGTGGCCGTTCAACGTGGCGGCTGCGGTAGGGCCCGGCACTTCATCGGCCTTCTCCTTCGCCGCCGCCGCGGTGAACGCCGCGTCCAGGGCGTTGCCGAGCGCGACCAGCTTGAAGTCGGTGTCCTCGATCGGCACGTCGCCGGCCGGGTGCAGGATCAGCCAGCCCAGCACCTGCCGGGCCGCCATGTCCTCCCCCGCCTGCAGCTTCTTGCCCCACTCGGCGAACGAGCAGCCCATGTACTTCTCGATCTTCAGGGCCTGCTGGACCGTCACCTCGTCCAGGTCGAACGGGTAATCCTGGCCGTCATAGGTGATTATCAAAGAGAAATCCTTAGGGAATCGGCGAGGAGCGGGGAACCATGAGACGCATCAGCAACAAGACCATCGCGACCGTGATCATTTTCGTCGCGCTCGTCGTCATCGTCCTGGCCCTGCTCAGCCAGGTGCACACGTCCTAGATGCTGGACGACTCCTTCGACACGAGCTTCACCTGGATCACCGGGTTGGTGCCGGAGCCGTCGTCGTAGGCCTGGAAGCCGATGCTCTGCGCGATCACGTCCGGACCCGAGATGTTCACTGCTCCGGTCTTGAATTTGACCGCGGGCATCACGAAGCTCAGCCGGTACGGGTTCGGGCCGCCCGAGACGCCGTTGGCGTCGTTCCCGGCCGCGTCGAACTTCGTGAAGTCGATCTGCAGCGGCTGCGTCCCGTTCGACTTGAACACGTCATACAGCTCGGTGCGGGAGAAGAACTCCGTGCTCAGCGTCCCGGTGATCGACGGGATCGCGTTCTCGATCGGCTCACCCTTCAGCCCGGCGTTGCCGAGGCCGTAGCGGTCCACCTTCATCGGCGTCGAGCCGGTGATCGTGACGCCACTGACCCGCGAACTGATCGACGTGCCGCTGGCGATGGTCGTCTCACCGCCGGTCGTGCTGGCCGTCCCGCCGAGCGTCAGCACCGAGGCGTTCGCGAAGCTGAACAGGCCGTTCGGGGTCGGGTAGGACGCGGTGGCCAGGCCCGTGCTGGTGAGCTCGGTCTGCCCGTCGAACGTCACCTTCAGCTGCGCGATCTGATTGTCCGAGCAGGTGAACTCCCAGTCGGTCACCTTCACGCCCGTGTAGGTGAACGGCTGCACGGTCACGCTGGAGATCTGCGGGCGGCCGACCTGGACGGTCATGAACTGGCCGGCCTTGCTGCCCGGCGTGTGGTTCTGCTTGTACGCCGTCCCCAGCACCAGCGTCGGGGTGGTCACCGTGGAGCCGAGGGCGTACTTCCACCAGAAGCCCATCGAGTCAGCGACCGCGGTGGCCGCCTCACCCGAGGTGTGCTCCATCGTCAGGTCACCGTTCACGTCGAACTGGGACACGACGGTGCGGCTCGACCGGTTGTAGGCCTGCCCGGCCTTCAGGCCCTGCCCGTCCAGGAACGCCGGGACGAATTGCAGCGTCTCGGATAGGAACTCGTAGAAGTGGGTGACCGTGACGGGCGTGCCGTAGGTGGTTTCGGCGACCGCGCCGACCTGCCCGGACAGACCCGATGCGTAGGTGGGCATCAGCCGTTCGCCTTCCCGTCGTCAGCCTTCGCGGCCGTGTCCTTCGATGCCTTGTCCGCGACCGGCTTCCACCGGTTCTCCGGCACCACGATCGGCGACGTGCCGTCCGCCTGGAACTCGGGGATGTCCACGGTCTCCCCGTCCTCCACGAGACGGCCCAGGAGCGGCACGTCCAGCGCACCGCCGCTGACGTTTTTAAAGCGCACGAGATCACTACTCCTGGTACCTTGGATAAGGTGAATAACTGTCTGACGGATAATTGCTCACGCCCCGCCCTGGCGAGGGGAATGTGCAGCACCTGCTATAGCTATTGGCGCCGTCACAATCCGGGTCCATTGCTGCGCCCAGATATGGCCCAGCGCTTCTGGGCCAAGGTTGACCGCCGGGGTCCTGAAGATTGCTGGCAGTGGCTAGCCAGCAAGCAAAACCAGGGCTACGGCCAGTTCGCGCCTGGTGGCCGCGTCAGGGGCATGGCTCTCGCACACCGGGTGGCGTACGAACTGACGGCTGGCCCGATACCTGAAGGTCTCGTCATCGACCACTTGTGCCGGAATAAGCCGTGCTGTAATCCGTCACACCTGGAAGCAGTGCCGCAGCGCATCAATGTGCATCGAGGCGAAGGAAACGCGGCCAAGATAGCGTGCAAGTACGGGCACGAGTTCACGCCAGAGAACACTTACCTTGAGCCAGCCGGGGCGCGGCGATGCCGGACCTGTCGGCGGGAGGCTGACCAGCGCCGCAGTCCGCGTCCTCACCGCTAGCCCCCGATACGGGACCTGAAGATCAGGTCGAACTGGACGCGGGCGATAGCGCCCCGGTCCGTGTTGTTCTGCAGGAGCGCCCCGGTAGCGACTCCCGGCGCCGGGAACAGGACATTCCCGCCGAACTGGGTCGAGTCGGACTGCATCAGCACCTCGACAGCCGCCACGATCCCCGTCACCGCGACCCGGACCGTTTTCAGGTCGTCGGTCCCGGCCCACGCCTGCGCGCAGCAGTGGATCGTCGTCGTCTCGTTGCGGGCCTGACGGCCGAGGCCGCCCCACTCCTGGGTGAAGTCCGCGGCCGGCTCGGCCGCCTCGCTGTCCGGGTCGGACAGGCCCACGTACAGGGCCAGCGGCGGGTCCAGTTCGGTGGTCGGCGGGCCGTCGAAAATCGTCACCGGGGGCGTGGCCGCGCCGAGGGTGGCCGCGCTGGTGAACAGGTCGACGAGGTAGTCGATCAGCGCCGGGACGCGGGAGGTTACCGTGGCCACTAGACGTACGCCTCGCACATAAAGGGCACGCCGTTCTGGGAGCCGTTGAGCAGCTCAGCGGCCTGATTGGGGATCGCGAAGCCGAACCCGGGGATGGTCACCATGTCCGACGACGCGCCCATCGACGGCCGCGCGCTAGGCCCGTGCTGGGTCTCCCACAGGTTCTGCAGGATGATCCGGGACGCCGTGCCGAACGCGGCCGGGACCGCCGTGCCCCACCCGGCCACGTAGGTGACCAGCATCGAAGGCAGCCAGACGAAGTACGGGCCGTAGAACGGCCAGCCGAGCTTCCGCCGGACCGTGCCCGCATTGGTGTCGATGTCCAGGCCGCCGGAGATGTCCAGCGCCTGCCCCGACGCGGCTGACACGATCGACGTGACGCTGACCAGGGGCCGCTGGCGGACCTGCAGCACCGTGAAATCGCCGGTCAGCTCGGCCCGCTCGGTGACGGACCGGTTCACCAGCGGGCCGCCCGTCATCCGCTCCAGGTTCGACTCGATCGTGGCGATGTACTGCTGGATCTCGGCGTCGCTGCTGGTCACGCTCTGCGGGATGTTCAGGGCGTCCTTGGCGTCCTGCAGCGGCAGGACGCTGACCTCCCACGGGTCATAGACGTCGAACTCGGCGGGCGGTGACACGCCCGCACCCGTCCCGGTGCTGGTCCAGACGTACTGGTAGTGGCCTGCCGTGGTGAGGTCAGCGGCCGGGATGTCCTGATGATAGGTACCAGTCGAATCATTCACCGGGCTGGGATACGTGCCGGTCGTCAGCCAGGTGCCGTCAGCCTGGATCAGCTTGACGATCAGGGTCAGCGTCCCGGCGTTGACCAGCGCGCCGGTCCTGTCGCGGACGGTCGTGTCCACGGTGACAGGAGCGCCGAGCGGATACCTGGCCACTAGCTGGGCCCTCCTGTCGTCTGCGTCGTGGTCGTGATGACGGCGAGCGGGGCGTCCGATGCGGTGAGCCGCGCGCTGGCATCCGATGCGGTCAGGGTGCCGACGGTGAACGGCAGCTGCACCGCACCCGTCCCGGTCAGCAGCCCGGCGGCGGCGAGGAGCGCACCGGCCCGGGCGGTGGCCAGGGCCGACAGTGAGCCGGTCCCGGCGAGCAGCACCGTGGCCCGCTGGGCCGCCGCGGCGGCCAGGACCCCCGCGCCAGCGAGGGCCGCCGCACCCTGGACCGTCCCGCCGCCTACGGTCCCGGTGCCCGTCAGCGAGGCTGTACCGGCGAGGGCGGCCGCGGTGGCCTGCATGGGGGTGCCCGTGACCGATCCGGCCCCCGCGAGGACCGCTGGAGGCCGCAGGAGGGCCGCGGGGGTGCCGATCAGGCCGGTGGCCGCCAGCGTCGCGGATGAGCGTGCCGCCGCCAGCGCGGTGATCGAGCCCGCACCCGCCAGGGTTACCCCGGCCAGCTGGCCGGCCAGGGCGGACAGTGAGCCCGCGGCGGTCATCGTGGCGCCGGTTGAGGTGCCAGACGCGGCGATGCTGCCGGACCCCGTCAGGGTGGCCGCCGCGGCCTGGGCTGCCGCCGCGGCCAGCGTCCCCGTCCCGGCCAGGGTGGCGAAGGTGCCCCCGGCGGCTGCCGCGGACAGTGATCCGGTGGCGCTGAGCGTGCCGCCAGACCGCTGCGCGGTGCCGCCGCTGATGCTGCCCGCCGCCGCCAGGCTGGCCCCGGCCCGCTGGGTGGCTGCCGCGGCGGCGACCGACCCGGCGCCTCCGAGAGTGGTCCCGGGCAGCTGGGCGACGGGGGCGGCCAGCGTCCCCGTCCCGGCCAGCGCCGCCGCGGCACCCTGGACGCCAGGGACCTGAAGGGATCCGGCACCGGCCAGGGTGGCGGCACCCGCGCTGTACCCTCCGGCGCTGAGCGAGCCCGCCCCGCCCAGGGTGGCGGTGCCCGGCGTCGAGGTGCTGAACGTGTCAGTCTGGGAGACCTGGGCGGTCCCGGCCACCGCGTCCCAGCCCTGGAACGCCGACGTGATCGTGGTGCCGTCGTCAGTGAACGCGATCCGGCCGTACTGCCGGCACTCCCCGCCGCCGTTGGTGTACAGGCTGGTGAACGTCGAGGTATCGAGGCCGCCGCCGACGTTCAGCAGCGGCGCGGCGCAGTAGACCGGGAAGCCGCCCCACGTGTTGTTCGCCCCGGGCGTGCAGCCGATCAGGTGACTGTCGCCGTGCCACAGCATGACGTTCCGCACCAGCGCGGCGTTGGCCGCGATGTAGGACAGGATCGCCTGCCGTTCGGTGTCGTAAGACCACCATTTGTCCGGCCCGTTGGTGATCGACGCCGTGCCCATCCACGCGACGTCAGAGATGATCACCTTCAGCGGCTCAGACTGGATCAGCTGGCTTTCCAGCCAGGCCAGCTGGGTGGAGCCCAGCATCGTCTTCGAGCCGTTGTCGGTGTTGCCGCCCGGGCTCCGGTCAGTGTTCCGGATGTCGATCATGATGAACCGGATACGGCCCACCACCCAGGCCTGATACAGGCCGTGAACTGGGCTGTTGGTGGTGTCGCCCAGGGTGCCGAACGGGAACACCTGCTGGGCCGCGGCGATGTTGGTGGCCGTGTAGCCGTTATCGCTGTCGCCGTTGTCCGGGCCGGCCTCGTGGTCGGACCGGCAGTAATAGCCCCACCGGGTGGCCACCATCGACGCCAGGCTCGGGACGTCGGCGATCTGGGATTCGTAGACGCCGACCTGGGTGGGCGTGTCCGTGCTGGTCGTACCCGAGTAGTCGAAGTCGCCGGTGAAGATGTTCAGGTCGGCGTCGTAGCCGATCCAGTCGGTAATCGCGGTGTCCTGCGCGGGACTGGTGGTGTCAGCCTCAGCGATGCAGGACACCAGGGCGACGGTGAAGTCCTGCGGCGACCCGGCCGCCGGAAGCGTCTTGCAGGCGCCGACCGTGCCGATCAGCGTCTCCATGCCGCCCGTGGGGGTGTCGGCGACCTGCACGTAGTAGCGGGTCGCGCTGCTCAGGCCGGTGACGCTGTAGCGCACATAACCCAGCGAGTCCGGGGTCTGCGCGGTGATGAACGACGGCGAGCTCATGTCGCTGTGGGTGGAGTAGGCCAGGCGGCAGCTGGTCGCACCGCTGGTCTTCGCGACCGCCTGGACCGAGGAGCTGGTGGGTGCCCCGGCCACCAGGTGGCTGACGACCCCGGGCAGCGGCACGGCCGGAGCGGCCTTGATCGCCAGCAGGAGCCCGCCGGTGACCTCCGCGGTGCCGATCGACCCGGCCGGGCTGCCCGTGGCTCCAGGCGGCCCCTGAGGCGCTGTGGCCAGCACCAGCCCCGTATTGACCGTGCCGGTGCCGCTGGACGTGGCCTGGCTGACCCCGGCGGGAATCGAGTAGCCCGGCGGCGGGGTGATCGTTGGGGGCGTGACCCCCGACGGGCCGCGGTCAGCGCCGAGCCAGACCAGCAGGTCGCCCGCAGTGCCGGTGGTGATCCCGGCAGCGGTGACGGCGGTGGATGAGGTGTTCGCCTGACCGGAACCGGGGGTGTCCGATGGGTCGAACGGATGCGCCGTGGAGGTGACCGGGACAACGCCGATCACCGCGCTGAACGGATGGCTGGAACCGGCCTGGGTGATGGTGTAGCTGCCGCTGGCCGCGGCCTTGGCCACGTCGCCGCTGTCCGCGATCTTGTGGAACAGCGTCGAGCTGAGCTGCGTTGTGCCCGGGGAGTTCGGCGTTTCCGCCGTGAAGCTGTCGCCCGCGTCCGCGCTGAAACTGAGCGCGGGGAAAGCTATCGCCGCCCAGATGAAGATCAGGTCCCCGGCAGCCACCGGCTGGGCCGGGACAGCGAGAGTCGCTGACCCGCCGCCCGTGGTGACCGCGGCGGCTGACCGCAGCGCCAGCCCGGGCAGGGCAGACAGCGAGCCGGTGCCTGCCAGTGCGGCGCTCTGTGTGGCGACCTGGCCTGCACTGACGGACCCGCCGCCGGACAGCGTGGCCCCGCCCCGCTGAATGGCTGCGCCGGTGACCGATCCGGTGCCGGGCAGCGTGGCCGCGCCGGAGGCCCCGGAGGCACCGGCGATGGCGAGCAGCAGCGCGCCGCCGTCATCGGAGGCGCTCAGCGTCCCCGACGGGCTCCCGGTCGCACCGGCGGTCGTCTGCGTTGCGGTGGCCAGCACAACCCCGCTGGACGCACCGGTCCCGGTGGTGTTGACCTGGCCGAGGGACGATGCGGTGAACCCGCCCGGGACGGTGATCGTGGGAGGTGGGGTGGAAGGACCCCGGGCCATCCCGAGCCACAGCAGCAGGCATCCGTTACTGCTGGTGGTGAACCCGGTCGCGGTGATCGTGGTGCTGACCGCCGCCAGCAGCTGCCCGGACGAGGTGGGCGTGGACGGGTCAAACGGGCTGCTGGCCTGGCCACTGATCCCGATCGCGTGCACATTCAGGATGTGCGTCACCGACGCGGTCACCGTGAACGACGAGCCCTCGCTGCCGTCCGTGACCCGGTACAGCAGCTGGGCGGAAGTGTTCTGGCCGGTGGACGCGGTCACCGCGGTGAACCCGGGGCAGGTGAACGTGTCGCTGGCCGCTATCGCGGTCGCCCAGAGCAGGATGAGATCGCCAGCAGGGGTGGCGCTTCCCGTCCAGACGGGGTTGCTGACGACCTGGGTCAGGGAGTTGGCCGCTCCGGCCGCGCCGGTGACGTTGACCAGCGTGGGTGTTGCCACCGCTTCACCTCCCGGCCGGGCTGGTCACCGCACACCTTCCCGGCCGGTCAGGCCGCCAGGGCAGATCCGCGGGGTCAGAAACCGCCGGCCGTGATCGCGTTCGCCGCCACCGCGAACGTGTTGCCGTTGGCCACGCTGATCGGCTGGCCGTTCCAGTTGCCGAACCAGACCCGGCCGCCGGACCCGTCAGTCAGTTCCAGCGACACGATCGTCCAGGAGGAGCCGGACCCATTCGTCCACGAGAACGGGGACGTCCCGGACGGCAGCGTCACCGAAGACCCGGACGAGCTGGTGGTGCTGGCCGTCGTCGAGGCGATCCCGCCGGTCGTGTACCCCGTGCCGGACAGCTCGGTGCCCGACGCGGACCCGGAACTGGCCGTCGACGTCAGCTTCAGCTTCATCGCCGTCGCGGGCAGGGCCGTCAGCTGGGTACCGGGGATACCGGCCGTCCCCACCGGCAGCAGCGCATTCAGCATCAGCGAGGATTTCGCCTGGTCAATCGCGGTCTGCGCCATGTCAGGCACCCACTCCCGAAATCTGCGCCGCGCTCCCGGCAGCGGTGATGATCAGCGGCCGGCACACCGTGCAGCCGTCCACGTCCTTATGGCAGTGACCGCCCGGGCAGTCCCCCGGGGCCTCGCCGCTGTAGGCCGGATGCCGGGCGTCCGCGGTCGCCGACGCCCACACCGGGCACGAGCCGGGCTCCGGGCACGCGGCACCCTCATGGCCGCCAGGGCAGGCGCTGGCCGCGGCGTCGTGGTCGTGGTCCTGCTGGCAGCAGTCGCTGCCCGGCGGGCACACCACGTTCGCGCCGATGCTAGCGAGCTGGCAGCCGGGGTGATGCGCGCCGGTCGCCTCGGCGAGGCCGGGCGGGCAGGTGCAGTCAGTGAACGCCTGGGTCATGCAGCCCGGGCACGTGATGAGGAACACGTCACCATCCTCAGATCAGCATCGTTGTCTTCATGTGCCCGACGTGGACACCCGTGTGAACGTGCACCGGGACACCGGCCCTCGCGCAGCGCAGGCAGAACGTCAGATCCTCGCCGACCAGCGCGCCGCCGATCGCCGTCTCCCTGAACCACGGGGCCGCCCGGTCGCCGGTCAGTTTGGCCACCGTCTCCAGCGCGGTGCGGTGGATCAGCAGGCACGCCGCGCCCGTCGCCCCGACCCGGACGCAGGTGTCCTCCGGCCACTTCTTGTAGCGGACGAACGCCAGCTCACCGTCGCGGTCCACCGGCTCATACATCGTCGAGTAGGGCTCGCCGCCGCCGTTGTCGGTGTTCTGGGAGAAGCACAGGCCGCCGACCACCGGGCGTTCCACCGGGTCCGCCGCGGCGATCAGCCGGTCCAGGGTGGCCGCCCCGAACCACATGTCGGTGTCGCACATCAGCAGCCACGGCGCGTCCCGCTCCTCCAGGAACGAGCGGGCCACCATGTTCCGGGCCGTCGAGATGTTCGGGCCCGAACCGACCGCGATCACCGCGTCGACGCGGGTCTGGCCCTCCATCGCCACGGCCAGCAAGGAGGCGGCGAACTCGGCGCGGACCGTGCCGCCGTGCACGTAGCCGACAACGGCGTGCTCAGTCACATGCCCGGCGGCGTGACGTTGTTGGGCCAGTCGCCGGTGAAGCCCGCGTCGATGTCGTGCTCCCCGTAGCCCGGGGGTGAGGTCAGCAGCGACTCGGTCATCGCCTGCCGCGGCCCGCCGGGCTGGGTCAGCGACATGGCCGCATCGGCCGCCGCGCTGATCGCCGCTTCGCCGTCGGGTGCCTGAATGTCCATGTCAGCCTCCGTAGTTCCGCGGCGGGTCGTAGAAAGCGCCGGCCGGGTCGGTGTTGCCCAGCGAGCCGACGCCCGGGTCGAGCGGGTTCGGCGGCATCGTCACGACGTCGCCGTACGTGCTGCCCTGGCCGAAGGTGTCGGACTCGTACTCGTGCCAGCGGGCCGTGGCCGCGTCCACCGCGCCCTGAACCGTCCCGGCCACGTCATCCCGGCCGCCCGCGTCGTTGTCACCGCCCACGAAGATGGGCGACGTCGAGCCCGGGTCGTAGGGAGCCGGTGCCGGGCCGGGCTGGCTGGCCTGCGGCTCCTGCGGGTAATCCGCCGGGCTGCCGTGCACGTCAGCCATTGCTCTTCCCCTTCGCCCGCGACGTCGCCCGCGTCTTCGGGGCGTCATCGCCGTCGATGTTCAGCGGCTGGAACAAGGTGCCGCCGCCCTTGGCGTTCCGCTTCACCAGCTCGTGAGAATCCGGCAGCACCTCGCCCTTGGTCACCAGCTGCTCGCTGCCGTCCTCCAGCACGGCCACGAACGTGTCCTGCGCCTGCTGCGCCATCGGGGTCTCCTACGTGCTCGGGTACGCCGCCAGGTAGGCGGCAAGCTTCGGGTCGATCTGGCCGGCCGCCGCCGTCAGCGGCGTAGTCGACCAGAACGACGACGGCGACTCCAGGAACGCCTGAGAGGTCACGCTGTCCCGCTGCGCGCCCTGGACGACGCACTCCTCGGAACCGGTGACCGAGTTGTGGAACACGAACTGCTGGAGCGCGTAGCGAGCGGCCATTAGGCGTCCTCTCTGAGCTTGCGCAGCACCTTGCGGGCCTCATCGGGGTAGCGGCGCACGTAGAAGTCCATGATGTCGGCCACGCGCTGCCCGGCTGGCTGGGCCTTGGCCCACAGCTCCAGGTTCTCGATCCGGTTGTCCGCGCGCTGGCCGTTCTTGTGGTGCACGTTCTCATCTGGCCATAGCGGACGGCCGAGGTGCTTTTCCATCACGTAGCGATGCTCTAGGTATCGCTGGCCGTTGGCCCGCACTTCCCGGTAGCCATTACCGGGGCCGGTCCGCGGCCGGTAATCTGCCGACCCTGGCTCGCCAGTGCGAATGACGCGCATGTAGTGCAGATGGCAGTAGCCGCGAGTCTGGGCAGGACGGTCGCAGCCGTCTACCGAGCACGGGCCTTCACGCTTCATCCTGGGCCGCACGGGTGCCGTCAGGCTCGCGCCTTTCAGCTTTCTCTTGTAGTGCGCCCGGCAGAGGCCAGCCCGGTCCAGCTTGCGGTCGCAGCCGTCTACCGAGCACGGGCCTTCCGGCGGCGGCCGCCGCCTCGGCTGTGGTTCCGGTAGCGGCTCACGCTTCAGGCGCTCAGCAGGTCCCGGGGTGCCGGTGCTGCGGATACGCCAGCGGTGCATTGAGCAGTAGCCGCCCGACTCGGCTGGCCGCTCGCAGCCGTCTACCGAGCACTGATCCTGCCGCTGCCAGGGGCGGGCCTCAATCTGGCCCGTTCGCTGCCACCGGGCGTAGTGGCGGCGGCACCAGCCACGCGCCACTACGGCCCGGTCGCATTCCTCCACGCTGCATACTCCAGAGTCCTGTTTCATACTCTGGAGTATAACAGTTTTAGGACCCTTTACAACCCCTTCATGACCCGGAAAGCGTTGGGAACAGCCACTTGACTGCCCGTGCGCCAGAACATGAACCAACCAGCTTGTCCAGCCGGCAGGATGCCGCCCGTGCCCTTGACCAAGGGCTCATAGATCAGGCTCACCCCCACACGATCCACGATGAAGAACTGCCCGAAGTCCCCGAACACGGCCTCCAGCGACCCGACGGCCTTGGTCCCGGACATCGACGTCGACTCGTAGATCGGGGCACCGAGCAGCGTTTCCGGCTGGCCCTTGCCCAGGTTCGTCCAGAAGGACGCACCGCCGGCGGTGTCGAGCTGCCGGAACGAGTTGATGATCGACACGTTGGCGACCCACGAGCAGCCGGGGGCGTTGCGGAACCGGGGCGGCAGCGCGCCCTGGACCGCGTACACGTCGCCGACCGCGATGACCAGCGTGGTGGCCGTGGTGACCACGGTGGTGGCGCCGGTGATGACTCCCTGGGGGACGCCGCCGGACCCGGCGCCGGTCGCGAACGCGGCCTCCTCCAGGCGGTCCTTGGCGTCGGCGAGCAGCCGGGGGAGCTGCTGGCCGAAGTCGGTGTCCTCCAGCACCTCGTACGAGCCGAACACCCAGGCGCTGGCCTTCTGCGGGGTGATCGCCACGTTCCCGACGGTGGGGGTGCCGTCGGTGACGATCGTGCCTTCAGCGAGCCACGCCGCGTTGACACCGGCCGAGGTGACGCCGTTCCAGGTGTTGGAGGTGGTCTGCTTGACGTTGGAGATCCGCCGCCACGGGTTCGCCGACCCGGTGTTGGTGAGGATGATCGTCGGGTCCAGGACGTACGGCAGCAGGTAGCCGCCGTTGGCCAGGGTCAGGGACAGGGCGGCACGCTGGGCGTTGCCCTGCGGGTCCTCGACGTAGGCGCGGAAGTTCTCCTGGTACTCCTCGCTGCCGGTCAGCAGCAGGTGCCGGGCGATGCCCGGGTTGCCCTGCGCCTTCCCGGTGGCGGCCTCGGCGAAGTCGTGGGACAGGTTGCCCCGCTTGGCTTCCAGCTCGATCGAGTCCAGGCCCCGGGACAGCAGCTCGGACCGGGCCACGACGCGGCCGCGGACGGCCTCGTTGTTGTCGTACGGGTCACGGTTCGTGCGGACCAGCAGGTCCGGGGAGCCGCCCTGGTACCGGCTGGCGCTGTCGTCGGGGCCTTCGAGGTTGGCCGGGTCGCCGGCCGTACGGGTGATGCCGCGGACCTTCTCCATCCGCTCGATCAGCGGCTTGGCCTTGGTGTCCAGCTGCTCCCACCGCTGGACGAGAGTGTCGCGCAGGTCACCGGAGTCCTCTTCGGTGACGCTGTCGTCCTCTTCCATGCGCTGAAGCTCGTTCTTGATCCTCGCCTGCTCGTCGAGGATTTCCTGCAGCGTGGCCATCTGCCGCGCCTCCGTTCGGTCTGGTTACCAGACCAGCCCTTTGCTCTCGCGCAGCTCCTGCGAGCGGAGCCGGTAGAGCGCGTGCTGGTGATACCGGGCCGAGTGCTCGTCGTCGCCTTCCATGCGCGCGAGCGGGTCGCCGGTGGCGGGTCCCTCATCGGGGGGAGTGCCGGGGTCGTTCTCTTCGGTTTCGCCCGGGTCCTGGAATTGGCCAGGAGTGGACATGCGGACACCGAGGATCTCGGCGCCGGAGTAGGCGGGCCACAGGACCGGGCCGTACTCGCGCAGGCCCAGCTCGGTGCGGCGGACAGTGGTCAGCGAGCCGGACCGGGGCCGGTAGCGGTCCCCGGTGCGCAGCTGCGGGGTGGAGCGGACGATCCGGCCCGTGAACGACTGGGACGTGATCGACCCGGCCCGGACCGATTCCAGGATCTCCTCGGCCAGCGGGGTGTCGCTGTAACGGGTGCGGGTCAGCAGGCCCCGGGTCTCAGCGCGGATCTCAACGGGGACGCCGATCGGGACGGAGAACCGCTCCGACGGGGTGCCCTGGATCGTCATGCCGTGGTTGTAGAGGACTTTCACCGCGCCGGGGAAGCCGCCGCGGGCCCGGGAGGCGTGGTCAATCGCCCGGTTGAACGCGGCCGGGTCGATCGTCTCCACGTAGTGGCCTTCGTGGTCCTGGATCTCGGCCGGGTCGTCGAACACCGCGGCGTAGGCCTCGACGGTGCGCCCGTCGCCACCGTCGGCCGACCGCAGGATGTGGATGTCCTCCAGGTTGTACAGCCGCATGTACTCGGCCCGCGAGGCGCCGCTGGCCGGAGCGCTGTCGCCGCCGCTGGTATCGATGCCGAACTTCTTGCACGCCACCATGATCGCCGCCTTGACCTCGGCCAGAGTCACGCCGTTCATCGGGTACTGGCTGGCGTTCTTCGGCATGTTGATGTACGACCAGGCCGCCCGGGCGTGCTCTTCGGTGTCGACCGGGTACTTGCCGTTTTTCGGGTCGGCGTACTTCACGTCCCCGTAGGGCCTGGCTGGTGCCTTCGTGTCGGCCATGTCCGCCCTTCCGGCGAGTTCCTTGGCGTGCTGTGCGGGGTACATGCCGGTGGCGGCCTTGTGCGCCAGGTTGCAGTAACCCTCTGGGTCGCGGATGAACTTGCCGAGGTGCTCGACACAGCGAGCGAAGTCATTGGGCTCGCCCCAGCGGATCTTCGCCGCGCCCTCGCCGTGCACCCAGTACTTGTGCAGCCGCTCGGTGGCCCGGACGTCGCCGGGGCTGGTCTCAGCCATGACCGTCTCCGTTCAGGCTGCGCCGGGCACTGGCCGGCCGCGGCGTCGGCCGCGTCCCGTTCCCGCCGTCACCGGCCGACGTCGAGCCGACCGGGATCCGGGGCATCGTCGCCGGGAGCGGGTCAGCGGTCGCGCCCGGCTGCGCCTGCGGCAGCAGATGCTGGACATTCCCCGCCGGGGGCTTCGGCGGGGTGGGTGCCACCTTCAGCTGGCCCACATCGCCCGAGTCGACGAACGCGATCGCGCTCTGCCGGTCGTAACCCGCCTGGTAGGCCGCCAGCAGCGCCTGAGCACGCACCAGGGCCGCCTGCGCGCGGGTCGTCTCACTGTCCTGCAGCGCCGCGATATCAGACGTGTCGTACCAGAGCCGGTTACCGGCCGGGACGGTCACCAGCTGCGCCAGCGCCCCGCACACACTGCGCCACTGCGGGCGCGCCCAGGTGTTGCCGAACTTCTGCACCACCTCGCCATAACTGCGCCCCGCGCCGCTGAGTGAATCCAGGCCGATCAGGATGCCCGGCACACCCGCCGCGACGAGTATCCGGTCCGTGCCGACCGCAGAGACGGCCGAGAAGTCCATCTGGGCCAGGCTGTTGCCGATCACCGTCGCGTCCGCGCCCTGATCCAGCACAAGCGTTTTGAAGGCGTTGGCGACACCGCCGTAGCGGCCCTGCATCCGCTCCCGGATCGCGTCGACCGTCCCCGGCTGCAGCTTCTGCGCGTACTTGATCAGCAGGTTCGGGGAGGCGTTGTTCTCCAGGTACTTGATCTTGTACCGGGACAGGCCGTCGTCACCGAGCACGTCCCGGTAGGCGGGGGTCAGCCACGACATGCCCCGGAAGTCCGCCGCCGGGTCCGGGATCGGCGCCCAGTGGACCACCTCGTCGGCCGGGTAGAACTGGCCGCCGCCCTGGCCGAGCACCGACTTCGGCGGCTCCACCCAGTAGCCCACCTTGCGCCGGTACTGGCCGCCGCCGGGCACCAGGACCAGCTCGGACACGATCGTCGTCCAGTCCGGCCGCAGCCGCACCAGCCGGTCCTCACCGGGCGCGTCCCAGATGTAGGCGTTGCCGACCAGGGAAACGTCCTGCTCCATGCGGGCCAGCAGGTCACCGGTCGTGCCGCCCGTCCACGGCTCCTCCAGGACGGCCAGTGAGGAGTTGCCGAACAGGTGCTTGTCGTCCTTGGCCTGCAGCTTGAACGTGACCTCGGTGAACAGCGACATGCGGGCCAGGATCGCGCCGAAGATCACCGCGTTGGACCCGTAAGCCGACTGCGCCCACGACGTCATCTGCGGCATGACCGGCTCACGGTCCGGGGAGGCGTAGCTGGTGGTCAGGACGGCCGCGCCGGAGGCCATGCCCTCCCAGTAGCCGTCACGGCGGATCAGCCGGTCAAGGAGCCTCACAGGTCGATGTCCCGACCGACGATGGCCACCGTCCCGTCGAGGTCCCTCTGGAACGACGGGGTGACCATCTTGCCGTTCAGCTCCTCTGGTGCTCCGTCATCGTCGAAGGTCACGACGTGCCAGAGGTCATGGCTGGCCGGGTCAAGCGGTCCTATCTCGACGATCCGCAACCCGTCAGGCAGCAGCGATGTATCCCACGCCTCGATCAGCTCATGCGAGACCTTCGTCTGATACCGGGCGCTCACGAGGCCCTGGCCCTCTCCAGCACCTGCGCGAGCGTCGGCACCTCGTGCACAGATGGCCGTGCGCGGCCCTCAGGCTCACGGAGAAGCGCGTACACGCCGATCGCCACCGAGTCAGCGATGATGGCCAGGCCGAGCGCCCACAGGCCGATCAGGGCCGCGCCGCCCAGGATCCCGGCGAGGGAGACGAGCAGCAGGGTTGCGGACAGGCGCATCGTCATCTCCTCGCTACAGAGCCCAGGTACTTGGCGTGGCCATCTCTTCCCACCGCGTGAACGCCCAGCACGCCAGCGTCGCCGCCACCAGCGGCGACTGGTCAACCGGCACGCGCCGCTCCCACGCCTGCGCGCCCGACAGCGCCCTCTGCTGCGCCGCGCGGACCGCGGCCGTCAGCGGTGCCTGGTCAAGATGGGCCATCCGGCCGTCGTTCACCAGGTCCAGGAACTCGCCGTGAGCCACCGCCACGTCAAGTGGCTGCGGCTTCGTCAGGAACACCCCGGCGTCGGCCAGCGGGCGGACCAGCGTCCCCGCCTGCGACCGCAGGTCAACCACCGTCGCCACCGGGTCATGCTTCTCGGCCAGCGCCGCCAGCCGCGCCACCGCGCCGCGCGGGTGATCGTAAAAGACCAGATCCACGACAACCCGGGGGCCGCCCTGCTCACGGCCGGCCGCCACGATCGCCGCGTGCTTACGGTCCTCGGAGATCTCGACCGCGAAAGCGACCTCGCCGCTCACAGCCGCACCTGCGGCGCCGCGCACGCCGACCAGGCGTCCGCCGCGATCGTCTCCCAGTTGCCGGCGTCGGCCGGGTAATCCCCGATCGACAGCCGCTCCCGGGCGAACGCATCCGGGCCCAGCGCCGCCCGCTCCCGCTCGACATACTCCGGGTCGATACGGATACCCAGGCCCGGGTTCGCCCGCGCCCAGTCCGCCGGGTCCGCCGGGTCGTAACCGCTCTCGTCCGCCGACCACTCCATGAACGCCAGCGACCGGTCACCGCCCGCCACGCCACGCGCCCGCACCTGGCCGAGCTGGACCGAATCCGGGCCGCCCGCCGAAGACGTGTACCAGATCTGCGGGTCCGGCCGCGCGGACAGCGTCGGCAGCAGCGCCGACATTTCCCGGTCACCCAGGTTGTACGCCTCGTCCAGGATCACCAGATCCGACGTGAAGCCGCGGCCCGAACCGGACGAGCGGGCCACGAACCGCAGCCGCTTGCCGTCCTTCAGCTCCACCGACTCGGCGCCCGCCGCCGTCCGGATCCGCGCCACCCGCGACTCGAACTCCGGGTTCCCCTCGATCAGCGACCGGATCCGCAGGAACGCCTCAGCCGCCGTCTTGAACTCATGCGCCGAATGCAGGATCAGGCGGATGTCCGGGAACAGGAACAGGGCCGCCAGTTCCAGCGCCTCCAGCACGGTGCCCTTGCCGTTCTGCCGCGCCACGATCAGCGCCACCTCGAACGCCGCCCACTTGCCGCCACGCCGCCGCAGCCCGGACTCCAGGACCAGGCTCTGCCACGGATCCAGGCTCAGGCCCGCGACACCGGCCAGGGCCACCGCGTTGCGGCCCGACTCGTCCGCGTCGTAATCCGGCAGCGAGCAGACACGCGGCTCCTGCTCACCCCGCAGCGGAACGCCGCCGCGCGGCAAGCTCATCAGCGCGGAGGTCATCAACCCTCGTCCTTTCCGGCCGGGCGTTCGCGGCCCGCAGATCGGCCAGCAGGAGACGCAGCTGGGCCGCCGCGGCCGCCGCGGCGACCGCGCCACGCGAGCTGTCGATCTGCCGGGCCAGCGCCACCGCCAGCGCGGCGGAAGCGTCGGCCTGCACCGAGCAGCCCAGCGTGCGCAGCTCACGCCGGGCCGCGCGCTCAACCGGGCCGGTCTTCGGGCGCGGCTTCGGGGAGGTCACGGATTGTCACCCTCCCCGCTTTGCTTTGTCCCGCAGTGTCCTAATTTTGAGCGTGGAAAAAAAACATCGGCTGCGGAGTCGGCAGATATAGCCCCATCAGAGAGCGCGATTCGCTGACCTGCGGTTATGCAGTGCGGGGTGGTTGGAGTCCCTGACGGGTGGTCGGAGGCTGACCGGTCACCGCCCCGACCGTGGTAACCGTCTGTGACCACCGCTTAGATGGTGACTGTCGTTGCCGTCACCACTGACGCGACGTCCGCCACTGCCGCATCTGCCCGCGCATCCGGTTGCCACGCACCGCGCCGTCCTGCCGGTTGTGGTAGCGGCATGCCAGCCCGGGCAGGTAGCCGGTGCGGTCGGCGTTGTGCGGCAGGTCGAGGTACCGGCGTGCGACGGTCAGCGGCCACCACGTCAGCGGCTCGCCGCCGTGGGCGCACAGGTCGCCTGGCCGGTAGACCGCCAGCCGCTGCTCGCGCAGCGTCCGGTGGGCTGTGCCGTAGCCACGTTGCGCGGTAGTGCCGCGGCGCGCCCAGCGCTGCATGTCGCGGCGCGTGCGGGCGGCCACGGCTACCTGGTGACGGTGCGGCCGGGGTGGTCCTGCGCCTCGGCCATGGCGTCGCGGATCCGCTCCTCGTCGGACGGTGCGTCCTGTGGTCCCGCTTGGCGCATCCGGTCGTACTCAGGCAGGCACCACGTCAGGATGGCGTCGACGTCGTCCATTGTGACCGGCGTGTCCGTGGCCAGGTTCTCGAATGCGCGCAGGCACAAGCGTCGCCACTGGTCCTGGGTCAGGCCATTCGCCGTCAGGTCGAGGTTGCGTTCGCCAGCCATGGCTTCGATGGTACTTAGCTGGCGGGCGGCGTGCTGTCCTGGCTGGCCGGCGCGATCGCCGCCACACCGTCCACGGCGGTCTTGAGCGAGCCGACCGCGCTGTCGAGGGCGGACAGGTCGAGCGCCGGGTTGGCCGCCTTCAGCGCGGCGATCTCGGCTTCGATGGAGCTGGCCGCGGTGCCGAGGTCGGTGACGGCCTGGTCGATGGCCTGGACGTCGGCGTTGAGGTCGTCGCTCTGGGTCATGAGTACATCCAGCTTCTGGTTGGCCACCTGGACGGCGGCGAGGATCTGCTTGAGGGTGGCGGTCACAGCTGAGGCTGGGCCGCTGATGGTGCGGGGATGCGCAGGTCGGCGCTGATGGTGCCGTCAGCGGCCTGGGCCAGCTCGACGACAGCGCCGTCGATGGCCATGCCGGCCGGGAGCGCTACCTCAGCCATGGCTACTTCGACGAGGAGCTGCCGGAGCTGGAGCTGCTGCTGGCCGTCTTGGCGCTGCCGCTGTCCTTCTGGCTGGCGGCCGCTCCCGCGTTGGCCGCGCTGGTGTCGCTGGCGCTGGCGCTGGCGCCGGTGCTGTCCTGGGTGGCGCCGGTGTCGTTGGCGAGTTCGGCGGCGAGATTGTCCAGGCCGGACAGGTCGATCTTTTCCAGCTGCTGGCGGACGGCGTTGAGGTGGTCCCGCATGGCGTTGGCGGTCTGCACCATCTGGTTGCGGGCGTTCTCCAGGTCAGCGGCGGCGCTGGCGGTGGGGTCCGGCGTGGTCATGGTGGCTCACCTTCCTGGGGCATGGAAAAGCCGCACGGCCCATGGTGGGCGTGCGGCTTCAGGACAGTGCTGTCGCGTGGCTATTACCGTACGCTATTCGGTCGTTGAATGGCGACAAGGCGGCGTGCAACCCCATGAGTCGTGTCGCATCGTAGGCGGCGGCGGGCCGTCCAGCGCGGCCGGTGTGCCGCTGGCCTGCCGGTTCCCAGCCGAGCGCGGTGACGATGGCGCGGAGCTGCTGCTCGGTCATGGGCGGGTCGAGGACGGCGACCGCTTCGGCGAGGGTGAGGGTGACCGCCGTGGGCATGGCACCCATGGTGCACGATGCGGCCGGTGGTGCGCGTGAGCATGGCTCACGGCGTGACTTCAGGCGCGCCCATGTTCCGCCGATAGCCGGGCTTGACCATGGCCGCGTAAGCCCGCCGACTGCATGCTTCCCCGTCTGCACAGAGCCAGCTTGAGTCGCTGTCCTTGACCATGCCGGACGACTCGGGAAGCTCCGTGTCCACCTCTGCGGGGTGACCGCACCACCAGCAGCGCCTAACGGCCATCACGGCGCCACCAGCCCGTCGTTCCACCGGATCAGCGGGTCGCCAGTGAGCCGCGAGACGTCCATCCGCCCAACCGGATGGTGCCCTTCGCTGTCCCGGCACGCCCCGTACCGCAGGCACGTCACCTGCCCGGACCGTGGCGCCACCCGCAGCATCCCGAACCCGCAGTACGGGCACCGCGCCGGGACACGCCGCCACGGCTCGGCCTCGTCCACGGCGGGCAGTTCCTGGATCTGCCGGGACCACCCGTCGAGGATCCGCGCGGCCCGGGCCATGGCGTCGGTGGTGACAGCCTGGCCGAGCGCCTCGATCGCCACGATGGCGGCCATGGTGTTGGCGCTGGAGCCACCGCGGCGCGGCCCGGTGTGGCCGGTGACGGCGTGGCGCATGGACGCCTCCAGGCGGCGCAGGCCTTCATGGGCGTCCATGGCCGCGCTGGCGGCGGCCGGGTTCCATGGCGGGCTGCTGCCGGGCTTGCCGCCGCTGCTGGTGCCGTCGGTGTCGGGCTCGGTGACGAGGGCGTCAGCGACGGGCAGCAGCTTGGCGATGGTGGCGCAGGACGCGGTGAGGTCGTCTGCCATGGCTCAGTTGAAGCCTTCGATGAACTTCCGCAGCTCGCCGGGCCGCTCGAACTGGCCAGCGATAGCGAGCATCATCATCAGCTCGACGCCGGAGTGACCCTCGGTCTCGGGGTGCTTGCTCAGGTCGGAGGTCATCGACGCCATCGCCTGCGCGTTGTCGCCCTGGCCGGCGTACTCCAGCGCGCGCTCTTTGCACCATGCGAGGTGCTCAGCTCTGGTCGTAGCCATGGTCACGCGCCGCCCTTGGCCGTGTCGGCGTCCTTGGGCGCGGCCGGTTCGGGCTGGGCCATGGTGGCGTCCTTGGGCGTCAGCTCGGCGATGGCGTCGACGATCCCGGCGACGGCGGTGAGCTTGCCCGGCGGGACGTGCTGGGCGCGCAGCAGGGCCGGGACGACCGGGTTGGCGGCGAGGGTGCGGACGAAGTCCAGGACGCCGGGCAGCGTGGCGGCGAACTCGCCGACCATGGCCTGGATGCGGGCGAAGTCGGCGGCGATGGCGTCGGGGTCGATCGCGGGCGTCGTGGCGGGCGTGGTCATGGCTGGTGCCTCCGTGGTGGTGTCGTCTGGGGGTGTTCCGTGGTGATGATGCAGGTCGGCCGCGAGGACCCGCCCAGCGTGCTGGATCGCACGCTGGGCGGCCTCGTGGATGGGCAGCGGCCCGTCCGCTCGGTGGGGCATGGTCAGCTGCTGAAGTAGAACTCGCTGGCCGCGATCGGGGTGGCCGGGGCATCGATACCGGCCAGCTGGGACCGGAGCCCGGCGGGGTCGGTGATGGTGTCGCCGGTGGCGACGTTGGTCCACGTGAAGGTCTGGACGTCCTGGCCGTTCACGGTGACCGTGGCGGCCGCGGTGGCCTGCTCCTGCTGCCAGCGCGAGCCGTTGCAGACCCGGAGTTCCAGCCCGGCGTGGGCGGCGGGCTCGCTGATGCACAGGTTCGAGGCGACGCCGTTGGGCGCGTACTCGAACACCTTCGTGGAGCCGCCCTGGTAGGCGAACGTGAAGAAGTCCTCGGCCTGGTAGCTGCCGGGCGTGTAGGCGATGATCTTCGTTCCGGCCTTGGCGGTCTGCTGGTAGACGTTCCAGGCCATGGAGGTGGTCTCGGCGGACTTCTGGGTGCCGCAGTAGCCGCTGTAGACGCCGCCGGTGCATCCGGTGGTGCTGGCCTGTGCGGTGACAGCGAAGCCCGCGGTGGCCGCGATGGCGGCTGCGGCGGTGGCCAGGGTCTTGATGCTCGTGCGCATTGGGTATCTCCTTGGTGGTTGGTTAGCGGGATGGACCCCGCACGGCCCGGGCGGGGGCCGTGCGGGAGCTTTTGGGTTTTCCACAGGCAAATCTCGCCCTGCGTGCGCGCGTTACGGCGGGTTAGATTTTTTGATCACGGTGACGGGCTTCTGGTGTAAGTACGTCCGTCCGTCCGTTAGTGCGAATGTCACAGGCATTGCCTCGCGGATCGTCACGTGACGATGCTTGTGACGTTGCGGTTGCCATCGTCACGACCCCCTTTCTCACGCTGCCGCTCACGCCATCGCCGGGTCCGCTCGGCACCGCTGGACGCCTCATGGCCGTCCCACCGCGCGGCCGCGCCGGCCTGGGCCCGCTTGCGCCGCTGCTGGGTCTCCTCGTTCGACTCCTGGAACTCGTCCCAGCCGTTGATGAGCCATCCACCAGGCTGTTCGTGCCAGAAGCCGTACTTGACGAGGCGGCCGGCGTCGATCTCGCGGCCGTGAATGAACGGCAGCGTCTCGCGTGAGATGAAGCCGTCCGTGCCCTGCGCGCCGCTGCAGCTGAGTGAGCAGACGTACACCAGCGCCGCCCGGTGCCCGTCTTTCTCGGCGAGCATGGCGAGCAGCTTGGGGTTGAAGGGGAACGCCGTATCGAGGCGAACCCAGGGCAGTGGCACCGAATTTCCGCTTCCTTGTGACGTCGTTTAGGGGCTGTCGTTACGGGCTACTGGCGGGTAAACCGGGGGTCGCCGGGTCGCACTCATGCACCGAGTAGCGTTTCTCCGGCGTCACCGGCCTGTCACCTGGGCCCAGGAACCGCGCCACCCACGCTCCCGATGCGGTGTGCTGGGCAGCGACGACGCCTTGCGGGTCGGGCCAGTAGTTGAGGGGTGCGTAGCCTCTGGCGCGGATGATGCGGGCCCCGCACTCGGCGCAGTCTGTGCGGTCGGTCTTGACGGTCATGGCCGCCCCGCAACCGGCCGCACGTGGTAAGCGCCTTGCAGGTACCTGTCCGCTGCCGCTACGCGCCCGATGGCGTCGACTGCCGCCCCACCGCATCCTGCGATAACCGACACCTGGGGCAGGTCGCCCCGGCCTCCGTTAGGGCGGATGAAGTCAACCTCGAGCAACGCGATAGCGTCGGCGCACCGGATGAGCGTCCCGAACCATTGCCGCCTTATCGTCGGCAGCAACGCCATGCCTGATCGATGCTTGGCGAACCGCTCCACCCAGGGGCGCGAACCGGAGAACGGCGGATTCATCCACACGAACCCCTCCCATGGCTGGCTCAATCCGTCCTCAACCGGCGTGAGGTAGCGGCGGGCCGGACAGGTGCGGCGGGCCGGGTCAACCTGGGCAGCCACGTCGAGATCGAACACGAGCCCGGCAGCGTCGAACAGCCATGACGGCGTGTACCAGTCGTCATTCGTGTCGGCCACGTCGGCGGCGCTGATCTCAAAGAGCGCGCTCACCTCGCCGCCTCCTGCCTGCGCCACACCCGGCACCTGCGGCACGCTGGCCGCCCTTCGTGCACTTCGCGCCAGTGCCGCGCGTACGCCTGCCAGCCGCGCCCGGCCCACCGTGAGGAGCCCCAGAAGCGCCGGCCGCACGAGCAGGTGGTGAGCCAGCGGCGGCGGTGCTGCGGCTGGGGGATAGTCATGCGGTCACCGCCGCGCGCTCCAGCGCCTCGATCAAGGCGCGCCCGATGTGCTCGGTGTAGACGGGCGGGATGGCCTGGCTCAGCTCGTTCCCGGTCATCCAGTCGATGCCCATGGCCTCGGGCCCGACGTAGGTCCCGACGTCGCCGGTGATCGACACGTCCCAGCCTTGCGCCCATCGCTCGCGGCGCCTGCTGGTGGCCGTGCGCACGCCGGGCGCGTGCCGGTGCGGTGGCGCCGGGCACTCGAAGCCGTGCAGCTCGAACCACCGGTGGCGCTGGGTGCGGAGCCGCGGGGTGAACATGTGGCCGCAGAGCACGACGTCGGGCCGCATGGGCGCGCCGGGCACGTTCTCCAGGACGAACGGCCGGCCGGTGGCGGCCAGGCGCTTGCGGGCGGCGCCAAGCATCCATCCGGTGCCGTGGCCGCCGACGAGGGCGGCGAGCGGCGTGTGGTCCTGGCAGGGCGCGCTGCCGTGGTAGGCGTCGAACCCGTCCAGCGGGTACGTAAGCGCGTCGGCCTGGTGGAACTCGAACGGGTAGTTGGGCTGCGGCTCGATGTCCACGCCGACGACCTCGAAGCCCGCGCGGTGGTAGCCGACCGCGGCGCCGCCCGCCTTGCAGAACAGGTCCAGCAGCCGAGGCTTCACGACCCGCCCCCGTGCTCCGCCACGAACGCCTCCGCGCGCCCCTCGGCCTCCATGAACAGCTTCATGAACTCGGTGCGCACGTCCGGGCCGAAGTCGGCGCGGCGCATGCCGTGCAGCAGCAGGACGACGTCCGCGCCCTGGTGGCCGACCTCGGCCACCC